CTCCGATGGAATCAAGTGTCTGCAAGTGAGTATTGGAATACACTCAGCCCTACACTCACATGGGAAGACGCGATCGGATCGGTGGCATAAATGGCAACAACAACTCCCAATTTTGGCTGGCCGGTGCCAACAAGCACCGATCTTGTCAAAGATGGCGCAACAGCAATTGAAGCTCTAGGCGATGGTATTGATGCATCGCTTCTTGATCTTAAAGGCGGCACGACTGGACAGGTATTGGCTAAGGCTTCCAATACGGATCTCGATTATTCTTGGGTAACGACTGACGACGCAAATGCAATTCAAAATTCAATTGTTGACGCTAAAGGCGATTTGATTGGTGCAACCGCAAACGACACACCAGCACGGCTAGCAGTCGGCAACAACGGTGAAACTCTTATTGCAGATTCAACCGCAGCCACTGGATTAAAATGGGCTAAATCAGCAAATTTTGTTGGTTGCAGTCTTTTTAACTCAGCAGCTGGACAAACAATTGCAACTTCAACTTTAACTGCGGTCACTTTTGATTCGGAAAATTTAGATTCTGACGCATTTCATTCAACCTCGACAAATACAAGTCGAATTACAATTCCAACTGGTCTAGGTGGAAAATACCAATTCACGCTTAGTATGTTATGGGCTTCAAGTGCAGTGGGAAATAGGTATTTTCAATTGTATAAAAACGGCGCAGCCGTTTATTATGGTGCAGATTTGATTGGTAGTGCCTCTTATGCCGTTGGTTACAATTACACTTACACATTGTCTGCTGCTGCTGGGGATTATTTTGAAATGTATGTGTTTCAGGCGTCAGGTGGCAATTTAACTCTTTACAATCGTTCTTCAGAAAATCCTTTTTCATGCGTTTATTTAGGAGCATAACAAATGACATTATTTGAACAAATTATGGCAACTTATCCAGAATTGACAGATGCGGATTTTGGTCGCGAAGGTTCTATTTCCTTGCAAGATGATTCAGACGGCAAAGGTGCGTTTATTGCCAAATGGGACTATTCAAAGCCAATTCCTGACGGAATGAAATTAGGCAAATGAGTAACTATCCCGAAGGCACAGCTGCTCGCGTTGTAGAAGTCGCATTGGCAGAAGTGGGCACGATTGAAGAAGGCGACAATCTGACAAAGTACGGCAAATTTACAAAGGCAGATGGATTGCCGTGGTGTGGTTCATTTGTCAATTGGTGCTTTCACAATGCCGGAGTAAAGCTGCCATCGATGGTCAGCACAGCAATGGGAGCACACAAGCTCAAAGAAGTCTCACGCTGGCATGAAACAGATCCACAGATTGGCGATCTTGCATTCATGGACTTCCCACATGACGGCGTGGATCGCATTTCACACATTGGGATTGTTGTCGGAGTAGCTGGCAAAACAATCACGACAATCGAAGGCAACACATCCGGCACAGGCGATCAGCGCAACGGCGGCATGGTCATGATTAAGCAACGCGCATTCGGGAGCGGAAAAGAAGTGGTCGGATTCGGTCGCCCGAAATTCGTACCATTCAAAGGCGATTATCCAATCGTCGAAGCTCCCAAAGAATCGGCAACGAAGCCGAAGAAAGAGGCCAAAGATGGAAAAATCAAAAGCATTACTCGCAAGCTGGGGGCGTAGCTTCTTAGCTGCGTCATTAGCTCTCTACATGACAGGTGAACAAGATCCAAAGACTTTACTCATGGCAGGAGTCGCAGCGATTCTGCCGGTGCTCTTGCGCTGGCTTAATCCCAAAGACACAGCTTTCGGATTATCGGGGAAGTGATCCGGAAACTACAAGCGGCGGCGTTGATTTGGGCACTTGCATCAACGCTGTCCGCTTGTGGTTATCAAGGATGGACACGCTATGAATGCCAAGAATTCGAAAACTGGGAGAAGCCGCAATGCCAGAAGCCGCAATGCATCCCATTGGGAGTCTGCACTAGCGATGTCATTGGCCCATTACTCCCAACGTCCACACCGACGCCGTAGTCCCGAAGAGGTACATGCACAGCTGATTCTTATCATCGGCACAACACTCGCAATGGTCTTTCTCATTGTCACAATTGGCATCACTTACGCATTGATCTTTGTTACTCAGCCAATCTCGGCACAAGCTCCCAATGATGCAGCTTTCATCGATCTACTTAAAACGCTGGCAATCTTCTTGACTGGATCTCTTGGCGGCGTATTGGCAGGAAATGGATTGAAGTCAAAGCCAAAACACACGACCGACACGCCGAAAATCACGCCTGATTCTTGACCTTGTCAGACTCTTGCTTCACTCTGTTACTTGGGAGCGAAGCACAGTAATTCCCAGATTCGGGAGCAACAAATGACAAGTAGTGAAATTGGCTTATTCGTACTTATGGCAATCGCATGCATTTTGTGGGCCGTGTGCAGCTATGCGGTGGGATTCAAAGAAGGCCAGCGTGAAGGCTATCGCCGCGGTCGTGCCGTATCTCGTCACATGTCAAGCAAGGTGGGCAACTAATGGGATTCTTGGATAACTACGAAGGCAACAAAGAGCGCACAGATCGCTGGATCTCCACATTCCCACACGGCAGATTAGAAGCTCACATCGTTGAGTTTAATGCCGAAAGAGGTTATGTGCTCGTACAAGCTAAGGCATGGCGCAATCAAGAAGAGAGGGAGCCGGCTGGCATTGATTACGCCTACGGCTATCTTGCAGCTTACAACGCCAACATGAAACGCTGGTTTATAGAAGATACAGTCACAAGCGGATTGATGAGAGTTATGGCCCTTGTTATGGGCGGCACCGAGAAGAGCACAAAGGAGACAATGCAACAGGTTGAATCCATGAGCGCAAAGGTGGCCACAGCTGATCCAGCCAAAGAGTACGACTATTGGACGACCAAATTCGGAGATGTGCCTAGTTACAAAACAGCTGAAGAAGCTGAAGAATCCGGTGTGCCATCACTCGGATCATCAATCAATGAGATCACGAAGCAACTCGGTGGCCAGCTTGTAGAAGCTGCGCCGGAGTGCGCACACGGTCACATGATTTGGAAGCAAGCAAAGGATGGCGCGCCTAAGAATTGGGGCGGATACTTCTGCACCGAAAAAGCAAAGGCATCTCAATGCGTACCTCGATGGTTCGTATTGGCAAGCGATGGAAAATGGAAGCCGCAAGTCTGATGAGCGATTACATGGAGATCATCAATCCCCAGACGATGATGGCAAAGCTTCTTTACAATGGCGAAGTGGTTGAAGAATACAAAGTGGATCAATGTGACAAGTGCTCTAGCTTGACTCGCTTTGATGCTTTCGGCTACCAAAAGGGATACGGCAATGAGAAAATCATTTGGTTCTGTGCAGGTTGTCGATGAAGATCAATCTGGACGATTATCAAGCTGCGATGTGTCATGTTGCAGCTCTCAAGGCTAGGTCACAGCAAGGCCATCAAATTGGCTCGACGCCGCATTACAACAGCCGGCTTAACTTTCATGAGCAGGTTGCTGAAATAGCAGAGAGCTTTGCAGCTGAATGGGCGGTGGCAAAATACTTTGACATCCCCTACACACCGACAGATAACAAAGGCAAAGAGCGTGCAGATGTGGCATCTGGCCTTGAGGTCAAATGGACGAAGTATGCTGACGGACATTTGATTGTGTATCCATCAGATCGTGTTACCGATGTTGCAATCCTCGTAACTGGTAAGCATCCGGATTACTACATCGCCGGCTGGATACCTGTTGCAATGGCCAAGCGCGATCGATACAAGAAGAGCGATCAAGAGTCATGGTGGATTGGCGTCAATGGACTTCAACCGATAGCGAATCTAAGGAGGTCGGCTTATGGAGAAGCTGCAATTTGAATGCCGGATGTGCAAGAAGAGGACAACACAGCTTGTCCGGATCATCACCGATAACCTGCCGCCGCATGTCAAAACGATTCAATGCACAGTCTGTTCATGCATGACGGTTGCCATGATTGGTGATGTCGATGCCAGCCTATGATTACATTTGCGAGATGTGCCTAGAAGTCGAGACGGTACATCGATCCATTGATGACAAGCTTGTAAGAGATCCTTATTGTGCCAATTGCACGATACCGATGAAGCGTCTATTTACAGCTACACCGGCAATCTTCAAAGGTAATGGATGGGGAGCAAAGCCATGAAGTTATCCACAGGCTTTATCCACAGGTGTGCGAAACTTGTGGGACTCGCTCAAGATTACGCTTCTTACTTGACACGATGGATACGATGTCATCGCTTGAAGCGAGCCGCTGATGCGGATAGCTCGCAAGGGCGAATGCATCTAATGGGCGCGGTCTATGTCCTAACGGCATTGCTTTCAATAACAAGCATTCCAACATCACAAGCGACAAGCTATTCAATAGATCATCTCAAGCTATACGCGCATAGTCGCTTGATTGATTATCAGGAATTCCAATGTCTGAACAAAATCATTACAAAGGAATCTCGATGGAATTATCTTGCACGCAATGGAAGTCATTACGGTCTAGGACAGATGAGGTCAAAGCATTATGGGACATTAGATCCTTATCGCCAGATCGATGCAACAATCCTCTATGTGCACAAGCGATACTCCACAATGTGCAAGGCATGGGCACACCATGACAAAGGATGGTATTGATGACACTACATTCCCAACGCAAGAGCAACAGCACACAGTGGAAGAAGCTACGACTACGCATCCTCCAGAGGGATGGCTATCAATGCTTCTGGTGTGGTGAAGATGCCAACACATGTGACCATGTGATACCTGTAGCAAGAGGTGGAAGCGATGATCCCGATAACCTCGTGGCAGCTTGTAAAAGATGCAATTTCAGCCGTCAAGATAGGTTGCCAGAAGAGATGAATTTAGTTCGTCAGAAGAAGGCCGGCATTTTTTTAGATAGGGATTCCAC